ACATGGCAGTCAAACTTGGAATGATCCAAACAGAAGGCGATAGGGGTGGCAAAACTATCCCATTTCGTCCTCAGGTCTGTAGCTCTTTCATCCAAGTTTCTGCTTTTAGCAAACACACATGAGTCTGTTACATCCTTTAACCCGTAGGTGAACTCCTCGATTGGTTGGAGATAGCTAGACAACGTCAGACCATAACGCTTAGAACGGAATTGTATACACCTAGGTGCTTTAAACTCCCACGTATGGTATTTGTCATCTTTCAAGAACATGCGCAGCCTGCTGTCACGTTCTGTTAAAGGATCGATGAGGAGCGACTCTCGCGCTCTCTCATACTCAGCGCGCTTACCGCCACTGTAATGTGAAATAACAACACTGAAGGTGTTGCGTTTAAGCTCAGGAAACACATCCGCGTTTGCCAAAACAAGCTCTCTCACATGGGAATAGACAATATTGGGTCCAGCACTGTATCTAGCGCCAGTGTCCAATTGGTGTCTTTCCCGAAGAGCAACCAGTTCATTGCAAACGCAACTGCGGTGCGTCCAAACAACACTCTCATTTAGATCTTGAAGAGAGTAATCAAATAGCTTATGCGTCGCTCTGCTGCAACGGCATTCGCTCGTCTTCGCCCTGTGGCTGCAGTTTGGGAGCAAAGTCTTGCCTTTACTCTTGGGCATACAAACTGCAGGAAGACTGCGGTGTTCCTATTTAGGCAACTGCGGCAGTTGATAGGGTTTAGCCCATCCTGCCATTGCCCTGCCCATGAGGCCTTTCTTAACCAGCTTAGCGTGTTTTTCCATCTCTTCGATGGCCGCATCACTCTTCAGCTCTTGTCTCAACTTCATTTCCTGCTCTGGAATGAACATGGCTCTTGAAATTGTTCCGATGACCATGATGTACTGGTCCTTAAGTGATATGCCGTTTAAGTCGTGAAGGTTAAGGAACTGTTTAGCTTTGGCCTTCATCTGCCTCAAAATGTCTGGTGTCCTTGGGACGAACGCGAATTCGGAAACAAGAAACCAATAAAGGTTCTCATCTACGTCCACGAACGCCCTTCTGGCCACCCTTCTCTCACCCACAGGAATGCGTCTAGGTGGGCCCTGTTTACTGACATTGGTGGTGTAAACAGGTTTATCTGCAGCATCATCAGGGGCGTTCCTTGCTTCCCACGTCACCTTCTTGATTTCCGGAAGGGTTCGATCGGACTTGTAACCAGGTCGGCGTTTCAAGTCTTTCTGTGTGGTAACAAGAGGCTCTGTAACAGCATCGGATTGAACCTTTGCTGTCACTCCCCTTACAGTGCGGGGTGCTGTTGCACATGCTACATCGCGACCAAAATTCGATTTCCCTGAGGTAAAACCGTCTGACCTCCATGACGACTTCTTTGGGGAAGTGCGCTTCGAAGGTAAGATGTGAG